ATAAAAGATTTAAATTTGAAGATTATGAAGTTATTTGGAAATACAGTAAAGCTCAAGGTAATGATTTACTTTTACTTTTAGCGTTAGTAAAATTTCGGCAACCTGCGGGAATGTATGCGACTAAAGAAACGTTAGCAAATCTTCTAAGATGCAATGTTGATACTGTTGATAGATCGCTGAAACGTCTAAAAGCTTTAGGTGAATTGTCGTGGGATAAGGGTTCAAGTTACTCTAAAAGAGCTAACCGCTACTTTATTTTGCTAAAAGGTTTAGATTATGACCCAAACAATATCCCCCTAATTTCGCCCCGAAACTCACCCCGAAACTCGCAGGAAATACCCCCCGAATCTCACGGAGAATACCCCCGCAAATTCACCCCCCTAAACATAAATGAAACAGAATTAAATATTAAGGAAGAAATTGTTGTTTTTGATGCGACTATGTTTGGCAAATTGCATTTGAGATCTTGTGATGTTTCTGTTTTACCTCCGTTAAAGGTTTATGATTTACTTCAAATGTTTGCTTCTAGTTATGAATCATCTTCTGCTTACACCGATAAGGTGAGGCTTGATCGTTGGTGGGCTTATTTGAGCAAGTTTGCTGCTTCGCAGTCTGAGGGGATGAACTGATGAAACCTAATTTTGAAGAGCTTGTTATTGGTAGTTTGCTAAGTAATCAGGGCAGGGGTTTGAATGAGTTATCTTTGTCTAGTGACGATTTTGATGCGCCTTGGTTTGCTCAGGCTTACGATGTTATGTTGAAGCAGTTTGAAAGAAACAAGTTTTTTGATGTTTTTACTGTTGTTGCAGAGCTGAAAGAGCAGGTTGTGAGGTCGCGTGTCTGTGATGCTGTTGTTTTGTCTGTTTATCCGCAGAACCTTCATTATTATGCTTCTAGGGTTTTAGGTCAGAGCGTTGAAAGGCAGTTGCAGGCTTTAGCGGTGCAGTTACAGGCAGATGATTCTGCGGATGTTCAGGAGAAGATTGATGCGGTTAGATCTAAGTTAGATAAGTTAAAGATTGTTGAAGCACTTGAGTTACCTGATTTGCGTTGGGATTTGCAGATGATGTTGAGTGAAATTTTGAATCCAAAACGTATTTTGCCTACTTGTTTTAGCAAACTAAATAATCTTATTGTAGGTTTGAAGCAGTCTGGGCTTTATGTTGTGGGTGCTAGACCTGGTGTAGGTAAAACTGTGGTGGGGTTGCAACTTGCTTGGGAGATAGCTCGTAACGATGATGTGCTGTTTTTTTCGTTGGAGATGGATAAGAATAGTTTGTTGAATCGTGTTGTTGCAGGTGAGTTACAGATACCTTTAGATGCTATTGAACGCGGTAATTTGAAACCTGATTGGAAGACCGCTATTTCAGATTTGATTGTTTCTGTTGAGAATCGGCTTATCATTTCGGATCGTGGCGGGCAAACAATAAATCAGATTAGAGCTTATCTAAATGCGGTTATGTTAAAAAAACCTGTAAAAGCAATGTTTGTTGATTATTTGCAACTTATTCAGGCTGCTAACCCTAAAGCCCCTAAATATGAGCAGATAAGTCAAATAAGTATGGATTTAAAGAATCTTGCTAAAGAGTTCAATATTCCTATTATTGCTTTAGCCCAGTTAAATCGGCGTATAGATCAAGGCAAACCTGATGACCGCCCTAACGCTTCTGATTTACGTGATTCAGGGCAGATTGAGCAAGATGCTGATGTTATCGTTATGTTGTCTAGGAAACAATCTGATTCAGATGTTGCTAGAGATAGTCAAATTATGTCTAGTGGTCACGCAGATCGCCTTGCTTTTGGCCAGAAATCTTTGATAACTTTAGATGTAGTGAAGAATCGTCACGGGGCTACAGGTTTCTTTGAAGCTAACTTTGTTGGCGAATTTTCTAGAATTAGGGAAATAGATTTTGCAAGATAATCAGGTTGAATGTCGCAGATGCGGTTTCAAGTGGGCTGTAAATGCGGGCAAACGTGGCAGGAAGGATCTACTTTGTATTAGTTGCAGGGTAAAACCTGCGGTAACTATTCAATACGGAAAACTTAGATGCACGCCACATCAAGGCAAAATTGATGCGGACTTGAACCCTGTAAATGATTTAGGGCAACTTATTTTTGTTGGGGAACGTATTTGCGGGCATAAAGATTGTGTTAATGAATCGCATATTTTGTCGTAGGTTACCCCTATACTTTTGGAAGCAACAAAAGAAATAACAAAAAAAATCAATTATTTAGTAAAGGAAAAAAAATGGCTGTTGTAAAAGTTTCAGGTAAAGTTTCAAAAGTTTTTGGGGCATCAGATCAGGGTTTATCTTTGGTTGAAAGCTACAAATCTGCTACAGGTGAGGACTACACCCGCACTTGGACTGTCTGGTTTGCTGTCGCACATAATTTGGCAGTTGATTCTGAAGTCACTTTGTTTGGTCAGTTGTCTGCCAAGATTGAAGATTTTGAAGATAAAACTGGTAAGCCTGGTCGCAAAGTAAAGCTTGACATTAATAATGCTCAAGTTGATAAGACTGTTGCACCTGCGGTTTCTGCACCTTTTTAAATGAGTAAGTGGATTATAGGGTTTGTTTTAGGTTCTCTATTTCTCACTAATTCATTATTTTTAGATCAACCCTTATCGGCAATAAATTTGCTTGTAGGGGTTTTTCTTTATTTCGTTGTTATAGTAAATTATTATGGCAAGAAATAGTTTTAGCTTTACTGTCTTTGGAACAGATCCTGCGCCTCAAGGATCTAAGAAATATGTTGGCACTAGGCGAACTGCTTCGGGGGCTAATATTCCTTTAATTATTGAAAGCTCACCTAAACTTCCTGCTTGGCGTAAAGCGGTCAGTGATGCTGTAATTCAAGCAATGATTGATTCTGGAGATAATTCTAAGTTTGATGGGGCTGTCAAACTGGAAGCAGTCTTTTATCTAACTCGAAAAAAAACTGTTACTAGGGCTTACCCGACTGTCCCACCCGATTTGGATAAGGTGTTAAGGTCGCTTATGGATGGTATAACCGCTAGATCTAAATCAGGACAAATTTTAGGGGTTTGGGGCGATGATTCGCAGGTTGTAAAGCTTGAAGTGAGTAAAAAGTATGCAACAGGGCAATCAGGGGTTGCGGTTACTATCTCTAATTACCCCTAAAAACACCTGTTTTTTGTTACCAAATGTTTATCAAAAACTTTGCTGTAAATACTAGGCATTACCCCTAAAAACAGGTATCTTTGACTTATCAGGCAAAAGCCCGATAACGGACAAACAAAGGACAAAGCATAATGACTAACTTAACCGCAAAGCAACAAACAATAATTGATAACCTAGATCCAATTAGCAAACCTACTAGAGATAAATTATGGGATGCGTGGGCTGAACTTACATCAAAAAATGATGAAGCCGATTTTACTCAATTCTTTTTTAATTTTCTATTAAATGAAGAAGATGAGGAAGACAACTAATGCAAAATTCTACGGGTGAAGAACTTTTTCTAAAAGCAATAGAAGCCTATAAAGCTTGGATTGCGACAGGTAAAGATTTTCTTAATCATTCAGATTTGTTTGATGTTTGGGATGATGCTGTTACCGCTTACGGGCAATCAGTATTTCTTGAACGTAACAGGGCAGTGCATCAAGTTTTACAAGGATTAGAGATAATTAAATGAAGTCGCTGCTAAGTATTTTGAGCCTAATTGGTTTAGGTTATGGGGCAATGTATTTAGTTGCTGTCGTTGGTGCTTGGATTTGGGGTTTTTGATGGGTAAACGATCACTTGGTTCTAAGTCGATACTGCTAAAACTAAAACTACATTTTTTGGGTGGGATAAGTTACAGGCTTGCAGGTTTATTGGGCAAGGTTGATAACGCTTATTCAGCGACTTATCTGCAAATCAACGGACATAAACGCTTGAATGAGCTTATGAATGAAGAAGCCGAATATTGGAAAGGCAAGTTTCGTGGATAAAAAACTTTTTATGTTACTAATTGCAATCACGCTAATAGTTTTAGGTTTCCTGGCACTTAGGTTTCAATCCAAATGTCCTGAAGCAAAAACATTAGATCAATTTGAAGAAAACAAACAAATTTGTAAGGTTTCCCAATGAATGAAAAACAAACACGTTATGTAAAAGTTCATTCAGCCGCGATCTTCAATGCAGGCGTAGATGAAGGCACAAATGAAGAACAAACAAGAATTGTAAAGCTTCTAATTAAAGAACGTGAATTTCATCAACATTCAGGTTTAGCAATAGACATTTTTAATCAACTAATCCAACTAATAGAAAGTAAAAACAATGGCAAATGAAACCATCCGCACCACCGATGAAGTAATTAGATCGGCAATAGAAAACACAACCGCAAACACGTTATCCGCAGTTTTTAGCATTATTGAAAGCTACAAAACTTTAGTTCTAAACGATAAGCCCGAAGCACTTTATGACTTTGGTAAGCGCGATGCAATTATTGAACTAACCCAACACCTACAAAAGTTTGCAGATGGACTAACCGCAAAGGATGAAACTAATGACTAAACAGCAAATCTGGGATCTATTAGAGATTTATAGACAAATGCAAGTTGCTAACACTATGGCGATGCATAGTGATGCTTTTGAAGAATTGCATTTATTTATTGAAGAAAACTGTTTGAACGTAAAAGAGGAAAAAAATGCCTAAATTTATTATTACTGTTGTAACTAATTATGAAGTTGAAGCAGATTCAATGGAAGATTTGCGTGCAGATTGGCATAACGCTGGTGAACATAACGCTAAATATGAGTATGAGCTACAAGATGGGCATACAACCTTTAGGCCCATAGAAAATGGTGAAAAATGACTTGCAATAAATGTATTGAAGGCAACTGCCAGTGCGCCAGAGTAAATTCTATAAACATTTTTGGTCGCGACTATAAAGCAGGAAAATCTGAAGGTCAACAAAAAGAACATAGCAGAACAAGTGAAGCTCTAATTGAACTTGAACGATCAGGGGTTATCACTAACGCTCAAATGCAAGCAATTTTAGATCTAATTTTAGAAAAACTTACAGATGCATTAGATATTGACTAATGAACTTATTTTGGACTATTGCAACTATTATTTTTTTAGCAATCGTTTTACCTGTTGTAGCAAGTTTTGTTATGGCAATTTTTCTTGAAGCAGCGAATAATGAAGGAATTTATGATGAAAAAAATGATTGAACGTTTGTTTCCTAAAACTATGCACCGCTACTGGTGGAACGCTAGACAGACAGGGCAACGCTATGGCGTGAATCTTGCCCTAATGGTTTTGCACGAAGAAATGCGGGCAGTTCATAAAGATACTGAAATTGCTTCTCTAGCTGTAAACGCCAGAATAAAAGCAAAGTATTTGCAAACTTTGATTCGCAAGGTAAAGGCTTTAAATAATGTTAAGTAGGGAACTTGATGAAGCCATAATGATTCTTAGAGATGATTTACTTATCAATTTTTGCGCTGATGATAATTTTACCCGCAAGCTCGCAGACCTGCTTTTAGTGTGTGCTGCTCAAGGAGATGTTTTGCAGGCTGTTGCAGAAACTGTTGCTAAATCTATTATTTCCACTCATAAAGGCAATATAGGGCAGATAGAGTTAAGGGATGCTTGAAGATCTAGCACTACCTAAAAGAACAATTTCTTGTCGTGTCCGCACAATAAAAAGTGAGCTAAACGATAAAGATGCACTAATTTTAGAGCAAGCCGTTATGAACCCTGAATGGCCTTGCAAAACGCTTAGTAACGAATTAAATAAGCGTGGAACAAAACTTAGTGATTCTGCAATTAAACATCATAGAGAGAAGCGTTGTTCGTGTTGGAAGGATTAAGCACCCCCGCACCAAAAGTTACTGTCCCCGAAGGATGGTCACCTAGCATAACGTTTGATGGTAATGGTGGGGAAGCAGTTTTGCCTGCAGTTGAAGGGGATAACCCCACAGATGTTGATGCTTTTCTAAAGGAAGCAGGGATAGATCCTAAAGAAATACAAATAGTTGGTGAGCCTAGAATTTCGCGTTGGCAAGTTGCTAGACCTTTTCCACTTGAACCACAATGGATGACATCTGTTCGTATTCGTTGGGTAAGAAAAAATTCAACAATAGACTTACCTTTGCTTTATTCGTTAGCAAAAAAAACTAAACCTATAACCCCTAAACCTGTTGAAACTGGTAAAGCTCTAATTATTCTTTGGTCAGATTTACAGGTTGGCAAAGTAGATTATCGTGGCGGTGTTGATGCGCTTATTCATAGGGTTGCTAAAACGCAGGTAGCTCTAATTGAAAAGGTTAAGGCAGTCAAGCCTGAGAAGATTATTTTCTGTGATGTAGGTGACGTTATAGAAAATCTAGGAAACGCGGCAGACCTTCATCAACTGCAAAGCAACGATTTATCACTTATGCAACAAGTGGATATTGCTACATCCTTAGCTTGGGAAACTTTGAAAATGCTTAGTAAATACGCGCCTATAACTTATCTAAGCGTAGGTTCTAATCACTGTCAATGGAGAGTAAATAAACAGCGCGTAGGCAAACCCACAGATGATTGGGGAATACATATTGCTAGAACTTTAGCAAGGCTCAGTCACGAAGTAAAACTGCCTATAACCTTTCACGAACCAGCAGAACAGGATGAAAGCCTTGCCTATGATATTTGGGGTGATTCCTTTCACATTTTAGGTTTATGGCACGGACATCAATCCCCGCGACCAGATGCAGTTCCTACTTGGTGGCGGCAACAAGCATTTGGTAAGCAACCTGTTCACGCCGCAACAATCGGTGTTAGCGGACACTTCCATCACTTACGCGTTCTTGAGTTAGGTTCTACCCCGCGTGGAACTTCTCGTTTCTGGGTTCAAGCCAGCACGTTAGACAATGGAAGCTCGTGGTGGCGATTAACCGCAGGTGAAGACAGTCAACCTGGACTTGTATGTTTTGAACTACAAAAAGGCATAGACTTTACAGGAACAGTATGGAAGATCTAGAAATTTTTATTTGTGAGCAAGGCCATAAATTGACTATTGTTTTACCTAAAGATTTACCTAGACCGCCATTTTGTATGAGTTGTTTAGGCAAGTGGATTTAATGCCTACTTATGTTTATGCTTGTCCGAGATGCGCTGCTAAATCTGAGATAATCGCAACCCTAAGCGAAGAAATTGAAGCGCCTAAGTGTTCTAAGTGTGATGAACTGATGATGCGTAAATACGATTGGCAGACAACAAGATTTATAGGTTCTGGCTGGGCTAAGAATGATTCGTGAAGTATGTTCTTGTGGCGCAGAATTTGAAACAGATGATAGAGAAGCCATAGAACTAATCAAATCTTGGAGAAGAACACACAAGCACTCAGATAAGCTACAGAAGCCCAATGAGCGTGATAGTTCTGCATTGACTAACACTGATGTTGCTTTAGGTTTCCAAGCCATCTATGACCCGCTAGATGATGATGAGTAGATTCCCTAAACCCTGCATCAAATGCGGTGTGCTTACATCAGGGGGAAGTTACTGCACACAACACCTAAAAGAAAAGCAGGGGCGTTACACAGATCCAAGATACAGAGCGGCTAGAGAACAAATACGGGCTACCGCTACACACTGCCACCTCTGCAAGCAAGCTTTTACAAACCGCAAAGAAATAACCGCAGATCATATTATTCCAGCCGATCTAAACAGCCCACTAGCACCCGCTCACTTGTCCTGTAATTCTAGACGTGGCGATAAGTCACTATAAGCCTGTAAGCAAGGCTACATCCCTTTATTCATAAGGAAAAAAATCTAACACCCCGCGTATAACAGGGGGTAGGCCAATTTTGTTTTAAAAAATCGTGCAATGCAAAC